CTGGCAAAGCAGCGTGACGCTCTCGCCAAGCTGACCAAGACCGGCGCCTATGGCGAGGCCGAGGCGGCGAAGATCTCCGCTCAACTGGACAAGCAGCAGATCGCCCTGGCCAAGTCCGCCATGGACGAGCAAAAGGCCCTGAATAGCCTGCTGGGTGCCATCGACCCGGCCCGCGCTGCGCTGGCGAAGCTGGATACCCAGGTCGAGCAACTGGGCAAACACCTGGACGAAGGGCGGCTGAGTCAGGAGGACTACAACAAAGCCCTGGGCAAGATCGATAAGGATTACGCAAAGCTCGAAAAGACCACCACCGGTTTCGACAAGCTGCGGCTCGGCACGCGCCAGGCGCAGGAAAACGTAGTTCAGCTCGGTAACGCGCTGTCGTCGGGCGACTGGGGCAGTGGCATGCGTGCCGTGGCTCAACTGGGCGCCGGTGCAGGTGCGGGGGCTGCTGGGCTTCTCGCCATTCTGGCGCCGCTGGCCCTGGCTACCGCCGCCGTGGGCGGACTGGCAGTCGCCTACTACAAGGGCGGCGAAGAACAGGACCGTTACAACAAGTCGCTGATCCTCACTGGCAACTACGCCGGCGTGAGCGCTGGGCAACTGGGCGATATGGCGCGGCAGGTCAGCGCAACCGTGGGCACCACCGGCCAGGCCGCCGCAGTGCTGGCGATGCTGGCGGAGAACGGCAAGATCGTCGGCGAGAGCTTCACTGAGATCACCCATGCCGCAGTATCAATGCAGGAAGCCACCGGCAAGGCGGTTAGCGAGACGGTCGCGGAGTTCGTGAAGCTGTCCGGCGACCCGGTTAAGGCCTCCGCCGCGCTGAACGAGCAGTACCACTACCTCACTGCCTCGGTTTACTCGCAGATTGCCGCGCTGGAAGAGCAGGGCGACCACGCTGGAGCCGTGAAGCTGGCCACCGAGTCTTACGCCGATGCGATCAATGAGCGTACGCCGAAGATTCTGGAAAACCTTAGCTTTTGGGAGCGCGCATACAACGCTGTCGCCAAGGCAGCTGACGGTCTCAAAAACGCCGGGCGGCGTGACATCAATTCGGACATCGAGAATGCCAGGTCGGACCTGCTCGAAGCCCAGAACATGGACGGTTTGTTTCAGAACCAAAAGTCCAAGGATGCACTGATCGAGTTCCGGCAGAACCGCCTGAACATGCTGGAGGACGAGAAAGCCGCCCAGGCCGACATCGCCAAGTGGGAGGGTGATCAGGCCAAGGCTCAAGGCGCGGCTGTCACGGCAATGACGAAGGTCGACGCATTGACCAAGTCGTCGCTGACCAATGAGCAGAAGCGGACCAAGGAGCTTGAGGACTATAAGCAACAGCTCGACGACATCCGCAAGGTAGCGCCGAACGATCCTCGCCTTGCCCAGGCAACGGTCGACAAAAACATTGCCAACATCAACGACAAGTTTAAGGATCCGAAAGCAACTGGTACCCAGGTAGACCTAACCAGCTTCAACAGTGCCAAGAACGACCTAGCAGCGGTCACCGACACCTACAAAAACTACCAGAAGGAACTGGAAGCGGCGCAGAAGGCAGGCCTGCTGTCGGAGGAAGAGTATTTGCTGCGGCGCCAGGCGCTGATCGGCAATCAGCTCGACCAGACGACGGCGGCCTATGAGGCTGAGATTGCGGCGCTGGAGGCAGCCAAGGGCAAGAAGATTACGTCGGCCGCGCAAAGCATTCAGCTGGACCAGAAGATCGCTGACGCGCGGGCAGGGATGGTCAAGGCGCAGAAGGATGCCGACAGCCAGCTTGAAGTGCTCGCTACCAACGAAACCGGGCGCCTGGCAAAGCAGGAGCGGGCGATCAGCACGTACGTGCAGGCGCTGGGGCAGCAGCAACGGGCTTTGCAACTCGCGGGCCAGCGCGCAGTGCTCGGCGTTGGGCAGGGCGATCGCCAGAACGCGCTCAGCGTTGAGCTGAACAGTCAGCAAGATCGGTTCGCTCAGCAGTCGCTGGAATTGGCCAACCAGAAGTCCGACCCTTCCCGAAACATGTCGGAGGAAGAGTTCAAGCGCAAGTCGCAGGCGCTCGCAGACGCGAACAAGGCTGCGACTGATCAAATCCGGCAGAACTATGCGGATGTGGAGGCCGCCCAGGGTGATTGGACGAAGGGGGCTACAGCAGCCTGGGACAACTACTTGGATTCGGCAGCCAACATCGCCGGCCAGACCAAGAGCTTGTTCGGCAACGCCTTCAGCTCCATGGAGGACTCAATCGTCAATTTTGCCATGACCGGCAAGCTGTCCTTTGCCGACTTTACCAAGTCGATCTTGGCGGACATGGCACGCATAGCAACTCGTCAGGCCAGCTCCGCTTTGCTGGGCAGTCTGGTGGGAGCTGCGGCCAGTTATTTCGGGGGTAGTGCTGCAGGAGGTGGTAATGGTCTCGCGGCAGGTTCCGCTGGCGCGGCGTCGTCGAACCTCGGCGCCTCGGCGGCTGGTTACTCCAACACCTACTTCCCGCAAGCCACTGGCGGCGCTTGGTCGGGCGGCGTGCAGCTGTTTGCCGATGGCGGCGCCTTCACGAACTCAATCGTCAGCAAGCCCACGGCGTTTGGCATGGCCAACGGCAAGACAGGGGTTATGGGTGAGGCAGGGGAGGAGGCGATCATGCCACTGACCCGGACATCCAGCGGGAAGCTTGGCGTTATAGCTGCCGGCGGCGGATCTGGCTCAACGCAGATCAACGTCGAGGTGCACATCGATGGCGAGGGCAACGCCTCGTCTTCGGCTGATGCTCCAGGCTATGATCTGTTCGGCAAGGAACTGGCCGCGTTTGTTGAGCAGAAGTACCAGCAGATGCGCAACAAGGACATGGGCCAGGGCGGCGTCATCAACAAAGCAATTAAGGGGCGCTGATGGCTATCGAACGATTCACCTGGGCGACGGAGAAGGGCGCGGAAGGCGATATCGCCCAGCGTGTTCGCTCCAAGCAGTTCGGCGATGGATATGAGCAGTCGGTAGAGGATGGCCTCAACAATCGGTCGCAATCCTGGCCCGTGACCTTTACCGGCTTGAAGCCGCGCATCAAAGACATCATGGCGTTCCTCGACCGCCACAAGGGGGCGAAGGGCTTCCTCTGGGAGCCGCCCCTGGGTGAGCTTGGCCTCTACAAGTGCAACGGCTACAAGCCAGTGCACCGCGGCGGCCAGGTCTACGCCATCACCGCCACCTTCCAGCAAACCTTTCATCCCTGAGATAACCGCCCATGGCACTGATCACGGACATCCAGAAACTGGAGCCCGGCGGCGAGATTCGCCTGTTCGAAATTGATGGGACCGAATATGGCGCGGATTACCTGCGCTTCCATGGGCACGCCATTCCGCACACGCCTGAGGAATTGCTGGCCTACGAAGGTTCGGAAGAAGACCTGCCTGCCAAGTCGATTATCTGGCAGGGACAGGAGTACGCGGCCTGGCCGGTGCAGATCGAGGGTATCTCTTCGAGCAGCGACGGCACCGCCTCTCGGCCGACTTTCGCCGCAGGCAACGTCAACGGGCGCGTAACGGCGTTGTGTCTGGCCTTCGAGGACATGCTCAAGTTCAAGCTGACGGTTCGCGAAACCCTGGCCCAGTACCTGGATGCAGCGAACTTCCCAGAGGGCAACCCAACTGCTGATCCGACTCAGGAAGCGCTGGAGATCTGGTACATCGACCAGAAAACCAGCGAGGACGGTGAGGTGGTTGTCTGGGAGCTGTCTTCGCCGGGCGAGATCGACAACCACGGACTTCCCGGCCGACAGATGACGACGCTGTGCCATTGGAGCATGACAGGGGGATATAGAGGCCCTGATTGTGGATACATCGGCCCGTACCGTGACATTGATGGAAACCTCACGGACGACCCAGCAAAGGACGACTGCGATGGATGCCTTTCGACTGGTTGTAAGGTGAGATTCGGAGAGCACGAAGAACTCCCATTTGGGGGGTTCCCAGCTGTGAGCTTGATCGCTCGCAGTTGATACAATAGGGCCTCAGTTCTACGGCACGGAGGTCATTGATTCGGGCTGCTGCTTTTCTTCCAGGTGCAGGGGTTAATCATGAAGAACTTTAAAGATTTTTCGGGTAGTCAATTTGTTCGATGGACCGTAATCCAAGAGAACGAAAGCAGAGGTGGACGGCGATATTTTTTGTGCCGCTGCGACTGCGGAAAAGAGGCTTCGGTTCTTCTCTACAGCCTGACGTCTGGGGCATCAAAGTCTTGTGGCTGCTTACAGAAGGAGGTCGCTTCTAACACTGGCAGAACTCATGGTTACAGTGACCACCCTCTTTACCATACTTGGATTTGCATGCATTACCGTTGCTCAGACCCCGGGTATGTCGATTATCCGAAGTATGGCGCGAGGGGCATCTCCGTCTGCGATAGGTGGTCTGACTTCAATCTGTTCGTTTTTGACATGGGTGATAGGCCGGACGGCATGACCCTTGACCGTCGTGACAACGATGATGGGTATTATTTGGAAAATTGCCGCTGGGCAACTGCAGAGCAGCAGAACAGAAATCGTCGCAATAGCCATATGATCACCGCATTCGGCCAAACCCTCAGCTTGGCTGAATGGGTGGAGAAGACTGGCATCGGACGTTATGCAATTCGCGGCAGATTACGGGGAGGCTGGGAGCCCGAACGGGCTCTATCCACTCCCGTAGACCATTCAAGAAAAATAGTTTAACCAAGGGCGCTACGGCGCCCTTTTTAGTGGGCGCTAAAAATGCGAAAACATATCGTCTCAGCCATCCAGGCGCACGCGGCGGCGGAGTATCCGCGCGAGTGCTGTGGCCTGCTGCTGGCCGATGGCCGGGCGCAGAAGTACTTCCCGTGCAGGAACATCGCCACGGAGCCCAACGAAGAGTTCCGGCTGGATCCAGAGGACTACGCCGCGGCGGAGGACTTGGGTGAGGTGATCGGCATCGTTCACTCACACCCGGACGCCACCAGCAGACCGTCACCGCACGACCTGGCCATGTGCGAGGCCACGGTCTTGCCCTGGCACATTTTGTCCTGGCCCGAGGGCGACATGCGCACGATCACACCAACGGGCAGCACGCCGCTGCTCAAGCGCCCGTTTGTGCATGGGGCCTGGGATTGCTGGCAGGTTTGCGCTGATTGGTATTCCCGTGAGTGGGGCCTTGAGTTCGAAGCCTTCAAGCGCACCGATGGTTGGTGGGAGAGTGCGGAGAGCGCGAGCCTTTACGAGCAGCACTACGAGGCGGCCGGGTTTGTGCGTGTCGACCGTCCGCAGCGCGGTGACATGATTGTTATGCAGGTTGGCCGGACGGCTCACCCAAACCACGCTGGCATATACCTGGGCACCGATCCGTCGCTACCTGGCGAAGAGTCGGGCGCTTTCGGCCCTGGACCGTTCCTGCTGCACCACCTGTATGGCAGGCCGTCCGAGATCATCGTATATGGCGGGCCCTGGCACGACCGAACGCGGCTGATCCTCAGGCACAAAGACGCTAAACAACCAACATGACGCGGCATGGCCGCAGGAGCAGGATATGAATCAGCCGTTTGAAGTAGCTGAAGACGGGAAAGTGCGCATTGCCGGAACCGTGATTTGCGACGATTGGAGGGTGCTGATGGTCAAGCACCCTCAAACCGGTGTTTATTACGCAGCCGGCATTAAGCTCGGCCGGTAATCGCTTGGGATAAGCTGTCTAAGTAGCTATCGTGCAGCCCTTTATCGATGCCCTCGAACCTTTCTGCCTTCAGATTTTGAAGATCTTGGGAAATTACGTTCGCTATTGCATCGTTGCCAAATGCAAGTCGACGCCCGAGAACTGCTGCCGCATTCATGTTGAAAACAATTGCAGTCTTGAGTGCTAGCTCTAATTCTTCTAGGCGTTGATCGACTGTTTTCTGATTACTCACATTGACCTCCAGGTCATAAACGCGCCGACATTGGCGCAACCCCGTCCTTGGGCTTGCAGGCGAAGGACTGGGGAATCCTTAACCGTCCGCTCTATGGAAGTAGGCGGATATCGTGGCGCAGAGCAAGTTCGTCAGCGGTATCGCTTAAGTCAGCCTGGTTCGAGCTTTCAATGGCGTCAGCTATACCCCTGAAGATTTCCTTGGCCTCTTCGCTTAGCTCATAGGGCGTCTTGTCGTTCTCGTCGACTCTTATATGTTTGTCACATATTTTGACTATCGGGATTTTTGTTTCAATCAGGTTTCCGACTATCACTTCCCTGGCTTTGTAATGCTCATCAAGAGAGGCGCCAGCGTTATCTACGGCATCGCGAATTAGCTTCGCTTTCTGTCTGTTAGTGGTCATTGGCCTTCCGGACTGGCTTGTTTGAAGGCATAAAGCTACTACGACCCGATCAATGTGGGTTACTGGCATTCCATCCACGCTGGATGCCTGGCCAGGTCGATTTCCTTCCAGATAGATTCGATGTGCTGATCTGTCTGACCGTCTGGCTAATTTCGATAGTGCCCACTATTCTCGGTGAAAATGGCATATCGCCATCGCGGAGGCGGTCATGAGAGCTAGCTTGGTATTGACAGGTACGATTTTGCTATCAGCTTGCACAACCGATCGAATGACCGACCCAGCGATTGTGACTTCGGTTAACGAGAAGTCAGAGTTTACAACTCTGACTACAACTGCCGACCGCAGGATATTTATCATAAACAACGTCACCAATCGGACGTGTGGCGAGCCACCTGCTGGAGTGGCGGAAAACATCAGTGCAAGTTTGAGCAATTCACTTTCCGTAGCGTTAAAAACGCAGGCAGGCGACCCGTCAGCAAAAAATTCATTTGCTGAAAGCGCGGCGAAAACCGTTGCCAACGTATCGCAAAAAACACAGGGATTGATGCTTTACGAAGCCATGTCCTCAGGCCTCTGCATGGCCTTCGCTAATGATCCAAAAATGACAGCAACTCAATATATTGAATCACTGATAAATGCAGGAAAAGTGACTGCCCCCCTTATTGAATTGGAGCTGGCGGCAAGCAAAGGGAAGATTGGGCCTACAGAAAAAACACTCGAACCCGGCGGTGCCACAAAACCAGCACCGGTCGCAGTCTCAGGAACAGGCACGTCTGCTGATGGCGCAACTGCCGCCGCGGTGGCTGCAGGCTCTACTGCGGTAGCTCTTGCCACACAAAGCGCGGAAGCGGGCCAGGCGGCGGGAGTTGCTATATCCGAGTCGATGCCAATAGGTGCATCAACAGCTGAACAGCAATCAGTAGTAAAGCAAGTCACGGCACAGACAGTCACTCAAGTGAGTGGTAGTTCAAAAGAGGGTCAAAAAGCTGCAAAAAATGCGGTAGATACTCTTTCACAGTCATCCAGCGATGCCATTGACAAAGGCGTCACGCGAAACGTTTTGAATGCTCTCGAAAATATGAATCGGTCTCTTAAGTAAGACTGGATTTCATGCAACCGGTCCCCAGTGCTACAGTCCCGCCAAACCAAAGAGGGGACGACATGCGGATTTTGATAGCGGTGGCAGCGGTGGCGATACTGGCGGGGTGTATGGCACCAACGATGAATGAGGCCCGTAACGAAGGCCCATACAAGGTTCTCGCATCGAAGAAGACCGATGCTGCACTGGCTAAATGCGTGCAGTACGAATGGCAGAACCAGTCGATCTTCGGCGGCACACCTGGCGCAACCCTTCAGCCTGGCCGCGACACCGGATACACGGTATTCACCGAGGGGTCGCAGTACTTCGTTGACATCCATCCCAAGGGCTCGGGGTCCGAAGCGAAGTATTACGTGGTGGTCGGCAACTGGATTGCGAATAAGCGGTTGGCCGCGCTGCAAGGCTGCCTATAGCCCGCACCACTTCATCAAAGGCTCGCTTCGGCGGGCTTTTTTATTGTTCGGAGAAAACTCAATGGCAGCACTCGCCATCAATTATCAGCCCATGACCACGATTCTGCTTTATGGGCAGCTCCGGCAGTTTGGCCGCTCTTTCCGAATGGCTGTGAGCACTCCGGCCGAGGCCGTGAAAGCGCTCTGCGTCCAAATCCCAGGATTCGAACGGTTCCTGTCCAATGCTAAATCCAGGGGTATTGAGTTCGCGGTTTTCCGAGGCAAGACGAACCTGGCTGAGAAAGAGCTTGGCTTCGTTGGCGCCGGAGATATCCGCATTGCTCCCGTGATCACCGGCAGTAAGCGCGGCGGGGCGCTGCAAACCATTATCGGCGCTGTACTGATTGTTGTCGGCCTTGTCATCACCGGCGGCACTTTTGGCGCGGGTGCGCCATTCGGTTCTGCGCTGATCATGATGGGCGGATCTATGGTGCTGGGCGGTGTGATTCAAATGCTTAGCCCGCAGGCCGGCGGCCTCAAGACCAGCGCCGCGCCAGAAAATACGCCTGGCTATGCCTTCGGCAGCGCCAAGAACACCACGGCATCGGGTAACCCGGTCCCGCTCTGCATCGGCGAGCGCCGCTGGGGCGGGGCGATCATCAGTGCCGCCATCTACGCCGAAGACCAGATGTAGCCAATACCTGAAGCACAGCAGCCGCCCGTGAGGCGGTTTTTTATTGCCTGGAGAAAAGTATGGGCGCAGCACGCAAGATTGAAATCCACGGCGCCAAGGGCGGCGAAGATAAGCCAAAAACGCCAACGGAGGCCCCGGACAGTCTGCGCTCAGTCGCTATTGCCAAGATGCTCATCGCTATCGGTGAGGGTGAATTCGAAGGCACGCCGACCGCCCAGGACATTTATCTCGACAACACCCCACTGCAAGACCCCCAGGGCAACATGAACTTCCCGAACGTAAAGTGGGAGTGGCGCACCGGGGCGGTGGACCAGACCTATATCCAGGGGATCCCGTCGGTCGAGAACGAAACCACAATCAGCACTGAGCTGCGCAGCGGCACGCCATGGGTCCGGGCGATCAGCAACACCCAGCTTTCCGCCATTCGTGTTCGCTTCGCCTGGCCAGCGCTTCAGTCCGTAGACGCTGGCGGCAACATCAACGGCTACCGTATTGAGTACAAGGTCGAGGTGGCCACCGACGGCGGTACGTATCAGCAGGTGCTGAGTGAGGCTGTAGACGGCAAGACCACCAATACCTACGAACGTACCCGTCGTATCGATTTGCCCCGGGCAGCCACTGGCTGGCTGATGCGAATCACCCGACTGACCGCCAACCAGAACAGCCCGGCCAAATTCTCCGACATCATGCAGATTGCCGGCTTCACCGAGGTGATCGACGCCAAGATCCGCTACCCGAACACCGCTCTGCTCTACATCGAATTTTCCGCCGAGCAATTCCGCAGCATTCCGGCGGTTACCGTCGGCTGCAAGGCTCGAAAGTGGCAAGTCCCGAGCAACTATGACCCCGTGTCGCGCACGTACAGCGGCATCTGGGACGGGACCCTCAAGGAGGTATACACCAACAACCCGGTTTGGGCTACGTACGGAATCACCACGGTTGACCGCTTCGGATTGGGCCGTCGCATCAAGCCGTGGATGGTGGACAAGTGGGAGCTGTACCGGATTTCGCAGTACTGCGACCAGCTGGTGCCGGATGGGAAGGGCGGCCAGGAGCCTCGCTTCATCTGCAATCTGAACCTACAGAGCAAGGCTGACGCCTGGTCACTGCTGCGTGACATCTCGGCGATCTACCGAGGCATGACCTATTGGGCCCAGGGCCAGGTATTCACGCTGGCGGACATGCCGCGCGCCACTGACTTCGACTTCGCCTACACCCGGGCGAACGTGATAGATGGCAAGTTCACCTATTCCAGCGCATCGGAGCGCACCCGCTACAGCCGCGCGCTGGTGAGCTACGACAACCCGCTGAACAACTACGACACCGACGTCACCGCAGTGACTGACCAGAAGCTGCAGCGGCGCTACGGCGATAACCCGCTGGAGATCAGTGCCATCGGCTGTACGCGAGAATCCGAGGCCCAGCGCCGCGGTAAGTGGGCACTGCTCACGAACTCTAAGGACCGGGCTGTAAATTTCAAGGTGGGTCTGGACGGCCGCATTCCGCTGCCTGGATACGTGATCCCAATCGCTGATGAACTGCTGGCCGGTCGGCCTGTGGGTGGACGCATCTCGGCAGTGAACGGCAAGGTCATCACCCTAGACCGAGAAACCCAGGCGAAGCCCGGCGACCGGCTGATCCTCAACCTGCCAGACGGCAAGTGCGAGGGGCGGACCGTGCAACTTGTAAGCGGCAAGCAGGTCACCGTGACCGTGGCTTATTCCGTGCCGCCTGAGCGCGAACTTGTTTGGGCGCTGGATGCAGATGACCTGGCCATCCCGCTATACCGGGTGGTCAGCGTGGCGCGGCCGGAGCCTGGCGTGTTTGAAATCTCGGCCGTGCAGTACGACCCCAGCAAATTTGCTCACATTGACACCGGCGCGCGCCTGGAAGAAAGGCCAATCAGCGTTGTCCCGATCACCGTAGTCCCGGCACCGGCAAGTGTGACGCTGACGTCGAGCTACGCCGTGAATCAGGGTATCGCCATCAGCACCATGAACATTTCGTGGCCCGCTGTTGCTGGCGCGGTTGCTTATGACGTGGAGTGGCGCAAGGACAGCGGCAACTGGATCAAGCTGCAGCGCACGGGCGCGACGAGCGTTGATGTCACCGGCATTTACTCGGGCGCCTATCTGGCCCGTGTTCGATCGGTGAGCGCCTTCGAGATATCTTCAATCTGGAAGAACTCCAACCTGACCAACCTAGAAGGGAAGGTCGGACTGCCGCCTGCGGTGGCGTTCTTGACCACCACCAGCGAGCTGTTCGGCATCGGCATCAAGTGGGGCTTCCCCGCCGGCGCCGAAGATACCCAGCGCACCGAGCTGTGGTACGGCACGGCCAACAACTTGGCGGCAGCCTCCAAGCTGGCCGACCTGGCGTATCCGCAGGCCGACTACCGGATGCAGCAACTGCTGGCGGGGGCGACGTTGTTCTTCTGGGCTCGCCTTGTGGACCGGACTGGCAACATCGGTCCATTTTATCCGGTGGGTAACGGAGTGATGGGCAGGGCCAGCTCCGATGCTGGCCCGGTTCTTGACCTGGTCGCCGGCAAGATTGGCCGGACCGAGCTTGGTCAGGACATCGTGAGCCAGATCGACAAGATCCCTGGCCTGCAGGATCAGATCACCGCGCTTGGTGGGTTGAAGGCCTACAACAAGGATGCCACCTACCTCAAAGGGCAGATGGTTGTAGAGGGCAGTCGAATCTACCAGGCCGCCCAGGCTGTACCGAAGAACCAGCCGCCGCCGAACATCACCTACTGGCTCGATGTTGGCCAGTCGGTAGAGACGGCGAACGGCCTGGCTCAGCAGGTCTCCACCAACACCGCCGATATCACCAAGCTTGACGGTGTGGTGACGGCCTCGGCGTCGAGCCTTCAGGTCTTGCAGGCGGCGTATAGGGATGACAACGGCGAGGGCGAGCTTGCGGATGCGCTCCAGGGCTTTAACGCCAAGGCCAGCTTTGCGGAGGAGGTGAAGACGCAGGCCACTAAGAACGCGGCAATGGTGCAGCGTACGACCGAGTTGGCCGCCGCAGTGGGTGATGTCAGTGGCTCTGTGACCGAGTTGGAAAGCGTTGTGGTCACTGACCGCCAAGCCACGGCCCAGGCCATCCAGCAGATTGGTGTGCAGATCGGTGATAACTCAGCGTCCATCCAGACGGTAAGCCAGGCCCAGGCCAGCACCGATGGCAAGCTTTCCACCATCTGGTCCGTGAAGATGGAGCTTTCCTCGAGTGGTAAGCCGTATGCAGCAGGATTTGCATTGGGCCTAGAAACAGGTCCTGGCGGTACGACATCCAACTTTGTCGTCAGAGCTGACACGTTCGCCGTGATGAATACCAACGCTCAAAACCCCGAGTCGTTTTTCGCGGTTACGGGGGGGCAGACCTTCATACGATCGGCGTTCATCCAGGACGGCAGCATCACCATGCTGAAGATCGGAGAGGCGCTGCAGTCCGACAACTATGTCGTCGGTGTTCAAGGATGGCGCCTCGATAAAGCTGGCAACCTGGAGTTTAACGGCCCGGCGCCTGGTGGTGGTCGCCTGACGATGACCAATCGTGCAATCAAGGTGTACGACGAAAACAACGTCAAGCGGGTGCAGCTAGGGGATCTGACAGCATGATCGGAGGAATCAGAATATGGGGGCCTACGGGCCTCCTTGAATTGGATGAGAACTCATTCACCGTGAGGGTTGTTTATTCAGCACTCATTGGCACGGCGGGCGTGAGTACCTTTGTTTCCATACCTGGCGTGAATCCCTCTACTCACATCGGTATATGTTTGCCTAATGGGCAGTACTCGGGCGACCCATCTGGACAAGACGCAAGTTTGTCTCAGTTCGATGTGCAGATGCTTACGGGCGGCGTTCAAGTTTGGTTTAGAAATAGAAATATGCCAACCGGCCGGATAGGGGTATCAGTTCAGCGACTTCTAGTATTCAGGTATAGATAATGTCCTATGGGCTAACTTTTACGAATAATTCAGATGTCGTAACGCTTGACTCTGAGTTTTCACGGCTGGTTGTAATACACAAAGGGATCTATGGGCCGTCTGGCGGTGACTTTCCATCGGTCGTCACGTCGCAAGAACCGCCGTTAATTTTTGTCAGGCCCTCAACTGGTGGCTTTCAATGGGTAAGCCTGAAGGGCTCCCCTGGCAATTGGACGGGTTTTATCAACGGGGCGAGCGGTGGCTCTGGTTCGTTTTTTGTTGCCGCCTATGAGTCCACTCCAACCGCACAATATGGACTCAGGTTATGGGATGGAGGAGCAAAACAACTATTCGATAATGGAACGCCTTGTGCTCAGTTCACAGACGTCGTTGCCGGCTGGGCTTATGGTGGCGCAGCAAATCCCTCTGTAGGGCGTTGGATATATACCTTCTATGCGAGTGTTCCCTTAAATACAGGGAACTACATGCTGATTAATAACATAGCGATGAATATCCCTGGAGGGGATACGTTCTCGCTACTTTCTTGTTATTGGGATTATGCAAACAGCCGAATAGTCGCACAACTGCAAAACATCGGCGACTTCAACGGCTCAAGCTTCTTTCTCCCGCTAATGTTTGCAAAGCCAATTTCTTAGGAGGCTTAAATGGCCTGGTACAAAACAGGAACTGTTGCCGTTACTTTCAATAACAACGCAGTAATTGGCACCGGCACGGCTTTTATTGCAAACGCTCGCGTTGGGGATGCTTTCCGTGGCCCGGACGGCTTGTGGTACGAGATCACCAACATCGCGAGCAATACGGCGATTTCCATCGCCCCGAACTACCAGGGGGCTACAGCTGCTGCGGGTGTGTACACCATTGCTCCGATGCAAGGCTACGTCAAAGAGTCAGCGGATCGACTGCGCGCCATCACTGATCAGTTCAAAGATTTGGATCAGGAAGTGGCCAATGCACAGGCCTCGGCCGCCGCGGCGAAGGTTTCAGAAACCAACGCCAAGACATCCGAGACGAAGTCCAAAACATCGGAAACCAATGCTGCTACCTCGGCGACGACTGCCAGCGGTGCCGCGACGTCTGCAACGGCATCCAGGAACGCGGCGGCACAATCTGAGACCAATGCGGCTACCTCTGCGTCCAATGCGCTGACACAAGCCGATCGGGCGAAGACCGAGGCTGACAAGCTGGGAAATGCGAACCTTTTCCTGGCGACCGTTGACTCTGTATCCGCAGGTGTGCCGCGCTTCAAAGATGCCCTTCAGGTTGGCGGTGCTGGCGGCGTTCTCCTGCGCAGGGAGGGGATCACTGATCCCAACTCAACGGCAATGGTTCGACTCACCCATGCTACCGACAGCAGTGTCCGAATAATCGACGACGCCCGAGGGATTGTGCGGTTGCTGTTGGATGCTGCCGGCTCTGCTCAGTTTGGCGCGAACGTTATTGTCAGCGGAGGTAACGTCTACATCAGGGCCGGCGCTGCCGGAGGAAACTCTCACCTTTGGTTCAATGAGTCTGGTAGCACCGCCACGCGCGGGGTTATTTACTGTGAGCCATCAGGCAACATCAATTTTTCAGCAGGTTATGGGCAGTCTGGCGCAGGGCCGATAGTTACGATCACGAAGGCTGGCGTTCTTGTGACCGGCGCCGGCATCACGCTCAGCGCCGGCAGGTCGATCAGCTCTACGGGCGACATTACTTCTAACCTGTATACGGGCGGAAGCCTAAGCGCACAGCTTACATCGATGGGCGCGCAGATTTCTTCGAAGCTGGATTCCTCGGTAGCGGATTTCGCAATCATCTATCCCAATGGCGGTACCGCCGCAGCGCCTGGGAACATCGTTACGGCGTCGAGATTCACGTCCGACAACCCGTTTCCAGGGTTCCATGTAATCACGGTGCTGGAAATTCTCATCGGTGGTATTTGGTCAGAGCCAAGGCTTGACGGCAACGCAGGCACCGGCGGCGCATCATACGGCGCCTATGCACAGCAGATCCTGCCGACAGACAAGATCATCTGCCAGGCTGGTGCGAGCGGGGTTGCATTGCCCAGTGCTTCAGCAGGTGGCGGTCACGGTTATAGCGGCGCAGTGCTGACCACAGCGCCAGTGCGCGTAAAGGTCTGGAAACTTAAGGGGGCCATCTGATGATCCGATTTTATGCAGTGGTGGGCTCGAACTTCTTCGAGGGTGACGAGACAGACAAAGGCCCCGATGAAGGCTGGATCGAGATGGAAGGGGAGCGGCCACAAGGCGATAACAGCATGGACTACACGGCCCAAGCCGATGGCACCTGGGCAATTACCCAGGAAACCCTGATCGCTAAGCTGAGCGTGGTGGAAAATGCCTGGCGTGAAGAACAAATGCCGATCGCCCAGCAGACGGTTACAGCAATCGACTTTGGCGAGGAAGGCATCCTTGGGTCCATAGAAGACTGGAAGCTGTACTGGCGCGCCCTGCGCAAGTGGACAGCGGACAACCCCGACTTCCCCGACATGAGCAAGCGACCAGTTCAGCCAGCCTGAACCGGTAAAGAACACACCGGCCGCCTTGAGCGGTTTTTTTTCGTCTGGAGAAAAGTATGCCAAATGCCGAAACCCGCGGGGTGCGCAACCGAAACCCCGGCAACATCGACTACAACCCGGCCAATCAATGGCAGGGCCAGCTCAAGCCAGATCCTGCCGCCGAGAAGCGCTTTGCTCGGTTCGATACGGCGGAGAACGGCATCCGTGCCCTGGGGAAATTGCTGCTGACCTACCAGCGCAAGCACGGCTTGAAGACAGTGAAGGCGATCATAAGCCGGTGGGCCCCGTCGGCGGAGAACGACACCGACGCCTACGTGCGCGCCGTCGAGGCGAACACCGGAACCCGGCCAGGTGCTGAGGTTGACCTGACCCAGCCGGCGGTGATGGCTGGCTTCGTAAAGGCGATCATTCATCATGAGAATGCTGGGTATGCCTACCCAGAGGCGGTGCTGGCCGAAGGCTTGCGGAGGGCGCTGACATGACGCCGGTGCAGAAGCTGGCTGGTCTGTTGGTGCTGATCCTGGTGCTGATGGCCGCCGCCGCCGGCGCCACCTGGCAGATACAAGACTTGCGGATGGACGAGAAGCTCGCGAAGCAGAGCGCGGCGCACCAGAAAGCCCTTGATGCCATCACCAGCGAGGCATGGCGCCAGCAAAATGCCGAGCAAGATAAGCGCTTGGCCATCGAGCAGAGAGCGAGCGCTGCCGACCAACAACACTCCCTGGAGCTTTCCAATGAACAACGCAAGCAGGCTCTTCTGCGCGATCGCCTTGCCACTGCTGATGTGCGGCTGTCAGTCCTTCTCGACGCCACGGATTCAGCCATTGGCTGCAGCGTGCCTGCCACCCCCAGCGCCGTCGGCGTGGTTCATGCAGCCCGTCGAGCCCAACTTGACCCAGCGCATGCTCAAAGAATTATCGGGATCACCGACGCAGGCGACCAGGGACTGATCGCGCTGCGGGCATGCCAGGCGTACGTCCGTGCAATTGCACCCTGAGATCAATGAACTACTCTCTCGGAGCGGGTTCGTATCGCGATCATTTGGTTTATTGAAGGGCGCCATGGATAAGAGGCTCGCTGGCCTTTCGTTTCTGCTGACTCTGGGCTGGGTTACTGCGGTAGCGTTTGTGATGTGGTATTTCTCGCAACCTTAGCGCAGGGGGCGAATCAGTTCGGGCCCTTTGTTCCTCACGTTGCCTATGGCCGTATCGACCTTGAACCACTCGAACACCTCCGAAGGTTCGCCCTGGTGCAGTACGATCTGCTCTGCGCGCTCTTTGGGCGTGGCCAGGTCCAGCCATTCCCGAGCCAGTTCCGGATTCAGCACCACTGGCCGACGGTCGTGAATATCCACCATGCCTCCGGCACTGTCGGCGGTGATGATCACGAAGCCGTCTTGCTCGCCTGGGCCTTCATCAGCATCCGGTAACTGGCCGATAGAGGCACAGAATATTGGTGCACCATCCCGCCGACGGATCATGTAGGGCTGCTTCTTGGGTCCGCCTTCATCTACCCATTCAAACCAACCGTCTATGGGGGTGATAGCCCGGTGAGGCCAGATCGCCCGGAAGAATGGGCCGTGGGCTACCTTCTCGACGCGCGCGTTGATTGGAGCTGCGCGGTCTTTCGCCCAATGTGGTCGCCATCCCCAACGGACCGGGTCGGCGTGCAGCAAGTCGCCCTGCAGGTGGAGCAGTGCAACCTGAGTCGTTGGCGCGACGTTAAAGCGCTCAATTGGCTGATCGCCCACGGAATTGGCCAGGGCATTGGGCATGCTAAGCGCCGCAACAAAGTCGTGGATTCCGCGGTATTGCGTCAATCTTCCGCACATGATCGTCTCCGCTCGTCGGGGCTGGTGAACAGACAGGCTTCGGTCAGTCTCTACAGGGTAGACACTGGGCAAGAGCATTCGTCATGACGATCAGTAATGGGCAAGGCAACGCATTAGAGGGATCAACCCCGCCGAGCAATAGCACAGCGCCGGGGTCTCTATCCCCTCAAGAGCGGTACGACATGAGCATGTCTGCTGCGAGCGTTTTGAGGTCGCATGGACTGATTGACGGGGCCGGTTTTATCGACTTGTCAGATAGAGCTTTGACTGCTTACGCAGACGAGCTAGGTTGAAGGCTCTTTTAGATTTGTCAGCTCCACCAGCAACCGCTGATTCTCCCTTAATAGGTGCTCGTTCTGACTTGCGATCATTTTCAAGCCCATGATCTCTTTTGCCATTTCCGACGACTCGACATTCGTACGGCTTAGTTCCGCTTCAAAATATCGCAGCTTCGCCTCTGCTGTCGTCTTTCCGGTAGCCAGCAAGTCATTCATCTGGACAAGGCCGGCCACATTGGCCCGGGCCTTTCGCAACATCGATTCGGTCTGGATGAGTTCGTCCTCCAGAAGCGCGCATTGGTGCTGATACATTTCGAGGGGCGTGGGGCACCCGAGCCATTCCTCTGTGTCCAAGTCGATGCTCATGTTTGTCATATCCAAATACTGTATGCGTGCACAGTAATCTGGATTTGGTTAGGCGGAAGGCTTGAGGCGACGAACTGCAGGGTTACCCGTCGATCAGTCAGGCGACATGAGGACTGCGAGAGTCAGCTTAATGAACTCCTCGTTTTCGTCGATTGTGTGCAAAGCGCCGCGGATGTTCTCAGCCACATCGGCTGAGCCACGCTGTTCGATCCAGTTCGATAGCTCCATGATGGAGGCTTCCAGGGCCAGCTGATTTTCGTAGAGCTTGGACAGGAGGGAGGGAAGTAGGTCTGAGTTTGGCAT